CTGGGCGATCAACAAGGATCGCAAGAATGACGTCAGGACGATCCACACAGGGACGTTTGACGCCAAGAAGGTTAAGGAACAGCTTGGTCTTGCCAAGACTCAGTATGACACAATGATGGGTGCTGCTGAAGAGCTTTCCAAGAAAGAAGTCAGCTTTGAACAGGCTGAGGATTTCCTCAAGTTTCTGTTCACTGACTCTCGCCTCTCAACTGGCAAGTCTGCCATTGAAGAGAGCAAACCTTACCAGACCATCCTTTCGCTCTTTGAAGGGCATGGCATGGGTGCCGAACTTGACACTCGTCGTGGGACAGCATGGGGACTGTTGAATGCAGTCACTGAATATGTTGACCATCACAGTGGTGGCAAGACTGCCGATCGTCGGATCAACCACGCTTGGTTCGGTGCAGGCAACACAGTCAAGAATGATGCCGCGACATTCTTGATCAACATGTAAGCGGTTTAATCGGACGGGTTCCAAAATCGTCTTTTTCTAAAGTTTCCCCTTTCCCCCGAAAATTAAGGGAAGGGGAATAATCCTCGGTAAAAGGATTAAACTCTAGAAATTTCCGAAATTGGAACCTGCCTCCTGTTTGAATTGGAAGGAAAGACAATGAACCAGATCGAAGACACGCAGGAAGAAGTCCACTCGGAAGTTGCCGCGACCGAGGAACATGCTGCAGCAGCGCAGGAAGGTGCTGCCGAGGCGAAGAAGCCGAAGAAAGCTCGGAAGGCTAAGGTCGTCGATGACTCCGATGCCGCAGCCTCGCGAAAGGCTGGCGATGGTGGCGAGTATACACCTCGTCGTGGTCGTGAGTCAGCTTTCGTTGGTCGCACTCTTGTTTCGACTGTCAAGGCTGATGCCGAGACTGGCGAGATCAAGAACCCTCGCAAGGAAGGCAGCTTTGGCCACAAGTCTCTCCAGATCATCATCGATGCTGGAACGGCTGGCATCGGTTACAAGGAATTCATCGCGGCTGGTGGTCGCCTGAAGGATCTTGTCTGGGACGTCAACAAGAACCACGTATCTGCGGAGTAACCGATGCCATTCTCCTCTTCAAGACAAAGCAACAGACTATTGACTCTGCATGTTCCGCCAGAACACGCCTTGAAGTTCTCTGGCCTTTTCGGAAGGCTTGAGGGTTACAAGAAGGTCATGCCCAACTGCTCATTCGCTTTCGAACCTACTGGTTCGAATGTGCGGATGATCGTTGAGCGTTTCCCTGAGGCAAAGTCTGCTCTTGAAGAGGAGACCACTGCTGAAAGCGATGTCGTCAAGTCTCCCATTGGCGATTTCGCTTTCAGACTTCCACCATTCGATTATCAATCAGCATATTACGACAAGGCTTGGGACAAGCCCTATTTCGCTCTTCTTGCTGACGTTGGAGCAGGCAAGACAAAGATGGGCATCGACACATCGTTCATGCGCTATGCAGCAGGACAGATCGATGGTGTCATAATTATCGCAAACAAAGGCGTCCACACCCAATGGATCGAGGAAGCAATTCCTGAGCATGCACCAAATGGCATGCCATGGGTTGGCTATTGCCACGACCAGAGGAAGTTTCCAAAACTGTCGCCTGACAAGCTGAAGTT